GTCGAAGTCGTCGATGATCGTCACGATCGGTTCGGGGACGGTCTCGCGCTTGGGCATGCAGTCTCCTTCGCTGGATGCGGTCAGGATAGACGAATCCGCGTCATGCCGGGGCCAGCTCCTGCTGACCGCAATTCGGTACAGTATGACCCTCATGACTATCGTCGACCTCTATGCTCGAGTATCCGACGCCGCGGAGGGCGACGCATTCGGTGTGACCAACCAGCTGGAAGCCATGCGCTCCCACGCCGCCGCCATGGGCTGGGAGGTGGGCGTCGAGTACGTGGACAACAGCGTGTCCGCGACCAAGGGCGTCACCAGGCCCGAGTTCGACGCCATCCTGGGGCGCCCGCACAGGCGCCCCGTGCTCGCCTACAACTGGGACCGGTTCATCCGCGTCAGCCGGGACCTCATCTCGGTCGTGGACCTCGCGCTGGAGGTGCACTTCGTCATCAGCCCGCCCGTCGACCTGGCCACCGTCAACGGCCGGCTCATCGCCACCGTGCTGACCGGCGTCGCCACGGCCGAGATAGAGACCAAGCGCGAGCGGGCGCTGCTCGCGAACCGGGCCAGGGCCGCCCAGGGCTACCCGTACTGGAGGCGCAGGCCGTACGGCCACACCCTGGACGGCCGGATAGTGCCCGAGGAGGCCGACGTGCTCCGCAGGGCGGCGCGCGAGCTCATCGAGGGCGTCCCCGTGCGGCAGATCGTGAGGGGCCTCAACGAGGACCACGGGCTCGACTGGAGGCCGGGCAACCTCGGCAAGAAGCTCCGCAACCCGAGGGTCCCGGGCCGGCTCACGTACCAGGGGCAGGCCATGCCCGAGTCGAGGATCCAGCCCATCCTGGACGAGTCCACGTGGCTCCAGGTCTGCTCCATCCTCGAGAACCCCGAGCGCAGGTCCTCGACGGCGACCGGGGGCGGCGCCATCGACTCGCTCCTCTCCGGGATCGCCCGGTGCGGCATCTGCGACGACGGGACCACCGTGCACGCCGCATCGGTCCAGAGGCGCGGCGCCAACGCGCCCGCCTACCGGTGCTCGTCCAGGGGGCACTGCGCCCACGAGCGGCGCGGCGTCGACGAGCACGTCGCGCTCCAGACGGTCATGCTGCTCACCAGCGGCGAGGCCCCCGACCTCCTCGATGAGACCGGCCACGACGACTCGGCCGTCGTCGAGGAGGTCAAGGCCGTGCAGGCGGAGCTCGCGGGGTGGCAGGAGGTCGCGACGGAGATCGGCCCCCGCGAGTACGTCGCCGTGACGAGGCCCCTGAAGGCCCGCCTCGCAGAGCTCGACGAGCGCATGAAGGAGCGCTCGCGCGCCTCGGTGATCGGGGACTTCCTCATGGGCGGCGAGTTCAGGTGGAGCCACTACTCGGAGGCCATGGGCATGTGGAGGTCGCTCCCGCTCATGAGGCAGAGGGAGATCGTCGCGTCCCTGTGGGACGTGACCCTGCTGAGGCGCGTCCAGGGCGACCCCCCGTTCGAGCCCGACCGCGTGCTCGTGGAGCGCCGCTAGCGCTTGGTCACCAGCTCGGCCCCGAGCCACTGCATGTGGACGCTCGGCTCCTGCACCGGGTGCTGGAGGTGGAAGCTCACGTAGATGACGTAGGCCTCCCACCGCCCGCCCTCGTTGCGCCAGTCCAGCAGCAGGCCCGGCTTGGGCGGCCTGCCCGGCGAGGCCTCCACCCACACGTGCTGCGGCTGTACGGGCATGGCCCGAGGGTACTCCGTTATCGAACAGGCGTTCGAGACCGGGCGTAAAATGAGTGGTGAGCCAGCCACGCCCGAGCATCCCCCGCACAGTGCGCGCGGCCGTGCTCCACGCTGGCGCGAGCTGCGCCTACTGCTTCACGGCGGGCGGGCCGGGCAACCCCCTGGTGGTGGACCACGTGGTCCCCCACTCGAAGGGCGGCAGCTCCGACATCAGCAACCTCCAGGCCCTGTGCGAGGCCTGCAACCGGGCCAAGCGGGACACGGTGCCGGGGGCGGGGGGCCTGGCCCGAGTGCCCTACTTCGCGTCCCACCACTTCCCGAGCGGGGCGAGGGCCTGATGGGCGCTTTTCTGGCTGCGGCGCGAGCCCCCATTGATCCTGGAGAAGTTTTCGCGCATCGAGGCGCGAACTCCCGGCCTTCCGAGGCGATCTGACGCGATGGCAGCCAACACCTACGCGACGGCCGTCCGGGCGTACCTGAAGCAGAACGCTTCCGCCCTGGAGGGCCATGACGCCCTGACCGTCCCGCTCCGCAAGGTCGCCGCCGAGCTCGACCAGAACCAGACCGCGTCCATGGTCGGCAAGTACCTCTCCCTCTACCGTCTCGTCGACGCCGTGGTGACCGGGAGGGACGCGCCCGACGACCGCGATGGCGAGGACGACCTGCTGAGGCCCATTCGCTGATGCAGTTCCCCGCCCGCTTCACACCATCACTCACGGGCGACGAGGACTTCCCGTCCGACGGCGACCGGCTCATCCTCCTCATCGAGAAGTTCTGGGTCCTGCCCTCCGGCAGGGGCGTCACGCTCGACGAGTGGCAGCGCTGGCTGCTCCGCCACGCCCTGGAGACGTACCCCGAGTGCCACCCGCTCGCCGGTCGGCTCCGCTGGCGCCAGGTCCTCATCTCGATGGGCCGCCAGAACGGCAAGAGCGAGCTGGCCGCGTGGCTGGCGCTCTACGGCCTGTTCCAGCACGTCCGCGGCCCGTCCGTCCTCGGCGTCTCGCAGAACGTCGACCAGGCGAACATCATCTACAGGCGGCTCGCCCACACCATCAACAGCCAGCCCAAGCTCAACGGCCTCATCAAGGCGACCGGCACCAGGGGCATCCAGTTCAAGGACGGCTCGGGCAGCTACACCATCAAGCCCGCCAAGGAGGAGTCGCTCCAGGGCTTCTACGCCACGTGGGCCGTCGCCGACGAGCTCCACCTGCTCAAGCGCTCCCTGTGGGACGCGATCGTGAACGGCCAGCGCGCCCAGCCCGACTCGATGCTCGTCGGCATCACCACGGCCGGCGACATGACCAGCGAGCTCCTGCTCTCCCTATACGAGACCGCGGACGCCGCGGTGGACACGGGCGAGGGCAGGTTCGGCGCGTTCATCTGGGAGGCCCCCGAGGGCGCAGAGCTCAAGGACCCCGCGGCGGCCATGGCCGCGAACCCCGCCATGGAGGCCGGGCGCATCGACGCGGCCACGGTCATCGCCGACACCGCCACCGAGCCGTCGTTCTCCCGCAGGCGCTACCTGCACAACAGGTTCGTCTCCAACATCAACTCGTGGGTCGACATGGCCCTGTGGAACAAGTGCGGCGACCGCTCGACCGTGGTCCGCCCGGGCCCGTCGACCTGGTACGCCGTCGACATCGCCAAGGACCTCTCCTACGCGTCGGTCGCCGCCGCCCGCCGCCGCGAGGACGGCAGGGTCGAGACCGAGCTGGTCGCGTCCCTCCCCTCCCCCAGCGTCGAGGACCTGAAGGAGCTGACCGGCAGGCTCGGCCAGTCGGCTGGCTTCGTCATGGACCCGTACCACCTGGGAGACCTCGCGGAGCACCTGGAGGCCAGGGGCCGCCGCGTCATGCGCGTGAAGCTCAAGGAGAACGTCGCCGCCGCGTCGACCGTCCACGGCCTCATCGCCAAGGGCAGGGTCCGGCACGGCAAGAACGCCCTGGTCAAGCACCAGATGGGCATGGGCAAGGCCATCGCGAAGGGCGACACGTGGCGGATCGGGATGGTCAAGAAGGGCGAGCCGATCGACGCCCTCATGGCGACCGTCTTCGCCGTCTGGGCGGCCGAGGTCAACCGCGTCGAGGCGGCCCCGCTCATCGCCCTCGCCGGCTAAGCCCCGGGGCGTCGCGAGCCGTACCTGCGGAACAGCACGACCGCCAGCCCAGAGGCAGACCCAACGGCACCCGCGATCAGCAGCAGCTGCCAGAAAGGCTTGTCCGCGAACGCATTGGACACCGCGATGACGGGGATCAGTAGCAGGAGCGTCTCGCGAAACTCGCGCTTGTCGCGCATTCCCCTGGGTCTTTTCACGCCATGAACGATACGGCCGCAGCGCCTGTCGCGCTCTCTCTGCGGGCGGATCCATAAACGGAGAGCCTCCTCCACTTAGCGATAAAATTGGACCCAGATGTCCAAGGCCCCACGTACCGGCTTCTCCCGCTGGCTGCTCGGCGGCGCGCCCATCCCCCGGGCCGAGACCTTCGAGTCGGCGCCGGCCGACATCCTCCCGCCGTCGCGGGACACGGGCGAGCTGACCATCGACCGCGCGCTCGCCATCACCTCGGTGTTCCGCGCGGTCACGATCCTCTCCACCACGTGCTCCCAGCTCACGCTCGGCGTGTGGCGCGGCGATGACGAGCTGGAGACCCCGAGCGTCGTCCGCCAGCCCGACCCGGACCGCCCGCTCAGCGCCTTCCTGAAGCGGACCGTCGTCAACCTCGCGCTGTTCGGCAACGCCTACTGGATGGTCGACCGCAACGCCCGCGGCGAGGTCGTCAACCTCCGGGTGCTCGACCCGAACCGCGTCCACGTCAGCCTCGACCAGCGCGGGAGCAAGACCTACGGCGTCTCGACCGTCGACGGCAAGAGCAGGACCTACGACGACAGGCGCGTCCAGCACCTGCGCCTCCTGGAGGTCCCCGGCAACGTCTACGGGCTCGGCCCGATCCAGGCGGGCCGCGGCGGCCTGAACAGCGCCAGGCAGGTCGAGGAGTACGCGGCCAACTGGTTCGACAAGGGCGGCGTCCCGACCGGCACCCTCAACACTGCCCAGAACCTGGACCCCGACACGACCGCCGCCCTCCAGGCCGCTTGGGCCGCGATGCTCTCTGAGTCCAAGACGGCGATCCTCGGCAGCGGCACGAGCTACAACCCGATCTTCCTGAACCCGGCCGACGCCCAGTGGCTGGAGACCAAGCAGTTCTCGGTCACCGAGGTCGCCCGCCTGTTCGGCATCCCGGCCGCGTACCTGCTCGCCGAGGTCAACGGCTCGTCGATGACCTACAGCAACATCAGCCAGCTCAACACCGTCTTCCACCAGACGACGCTCATGAGCTACCTGAGCGAGATCGAGGACGCCCTCAGCATCCTCCTGCCGCGCGGCCAGGCCGCCAAGTTCAAGGTCGACCAGCTCCTGCGCGTGGACGACCAGGCCCGCTACACGGCCTACTCCACCGCCCTGACCGCCGGGTTCCTGACGGTCGACGAGGTCCGCGCCCGCGAGGGCCTGCCGCCGCTCCCCGAGGAGCCCGAGCCGACCCCCGCCCCAGAGCCCGAGCCGGCCGCCGAGCCGGAACCGGGGCCAGAGCCGACCGAAGAGGCCGCCGCATGACCGAGCCCACCATCTACCTCGCCGCCGAGGCCGTCGTCGACAGGGCGACCCGCACCTTCTCCGGCGTCGCCGTCACGTACGGCGAGATGACCCAGGACGGGCGCCAGATCAACTTCGCCAAGGGCGCGTTCGGCGACCTGGAGTCGCAGTCGCTCACCGCCGTCCTGCTCCAGCACCCCTTCAGCCGCAACGAGCCCGCCGTCCACGTCGGCCGCGTGACCTCGTGGCTCGACACCGACGAGGCCCTGACCTTCGAGGCCCGCCTCGACGAGTCCGAGGACGGCGAGGCGACCTACCAGGCGCTCCTGTCCGGCGAGCTCGACTCCGTCTCCGTCGGCGTCTACGCCAGCCACGCCGACGAGGCCGACGGCGTCACCACCTTCACGAGCGCGTCGCTCCTGGAGCTGTCGGTCATCACCGACGGAAAGCCCGCCCTCGCGGGCTCAAAGATCCTCTCGGTCTTCGCCGAGACAGCACCAGACGAGGCGACCGCCTCGACCACCCCCACAGCAAAGGAAACCCCTCTGATGGACACCAACCTGGACGCCCAGGTCGCTGACCTCGCGGGCTCGGTCGAGGACCTCGGCCGCCAGTTCGCGACGTTCGCCGACGCAGCGCCGGCCGCGCCGGCCGAGTCCCGCTTCGAGACCTTCGGCTCGATCGTCAAGGCCATCGCCTCGGGCGACAAGGACGCCGAGGCCGAGTACATGGCCTACACCGGCGGCACCACGGCCGACACGGTCATCCGCCCGGGCTGGGCCCGCGACACGCGCAAGTTCGTCGAGGCCCGCCGCACCATCTTCGACTCCTTCCGCAAGGAGCCGCTGCCGGCCGAGGGCATGACCATCTCCTACTTCGTCGACGGCGTGGACACCACGCAGGTCGAGAAGCAGGCCGCGGAGGGCGCGGACCTGCCCTACGGCAAGATCACGCTCGCCCAGGCATCGACCGCCATCGAGACCTTCGGCGGCTGGGTCGAGTGGAGCGCGCAGCAGATCGAGCGCTCCCCCATCAGCGTCATCGACGAGGGCTACCGCTCGCTGGCCAAGCGCTACGCGCAGGTCACCGAGGCCAGCGTCCGCACGAAGTTCCTGAACGCGGCCTCCCAGTCCGTCACGGCGTTCGACGCCACCAACTACGGCAAGGTCGTCGACGCCGTCGCCGACGGCGCCGTGATGCTCGACGACGCCGGCTACAACCTCGAGTTCATCGTCATCAGCCCGGCGACCTTCAAGAAGCTCGCCAAGCTCCAGGTCGGCACCAACGGCGCCTACATCCTGGACCGCGCCGACGGCTCGCTGAACATCCCGGGCATCTCCGGCGACCTGTTCAACGTCCCGCTGCGCGTGCTCCCGTCGGCCGTCGGCGACCTGTTCGTCATGGCCAACAAGGACGCGCTCACGACGTGGGAGGACGGCGGCGCCCCGCACCGCCTCCAGGACTCGAACGTCGTGAACCTGACGAGCCAGTTCAGCCTGTACGGCTGGCTCGCCTCGGCGGTCACCGCCCCGAAGGCCCTCGTCAAGGCGACCGCCTGACATGACCGCACTCGCCATGCCGACGCCGACGGAGCTCGCCGAGTACATCGGCGCGTCCACCAGCCCCGAGTCGCTCCAGGAGCTCACCCAGCCCCTGGCCGCGGCCGGTCAGCTCGTGGACGACTTCGTCGCGTCGGCGTGGCGGCCGGTCCCCCAGTCGGTCTACACCCAGGCCGTCCTCGACACGGCCCAGGCGGTCCACAAGCGCAGGGCGTCCGACAACTCGTCGGGCGGCCTCGCGGCGATCGACGGCGGCTTCACGCCCGCCGAGCCCAACGACCCCATCCAGAAGAGCGTCCCGGTCCTCCGCCGGTACGTGCTCCCGTTCTGAGCCCGGCATGAGCTTCCTCTCCGACGCCCGCGTCAGCCTCAAGGCCCTCCTGGAGGGCGGCGGCTACCGCGCCTACGACTACCGCCCGGACCGGCTCTCGCCGCCCGCCGCGGTCATCGAGTACGGCGACCCCTACCTGGTGCCGGGCCAGACCTTCCGCGAGTGGTCGGTCTCCCTCCAGCTCGTCGCGATCGTCGCGCCGGCCACCAACCAGAAGTCCACAGAGCTGCTCGACGAGGCCATCGCTGACCTCGTCGAGCTGCTCCGCGGCGAGTGGACGGTCCAGTCCGTCCGCCCCGTCTTCACAGACGTCGGCGACAAGGCCTACCTGGCCGCCGAGATCCAGATCCAGAACCAGCTCACAAAGGAATCCACATGACCCGCTCAGCACGCGTCAGGGGCAACGTCCTCCCGGTCTTCACTCTCTCGAACCTGACCGGGTCGCCCTCCGCCCTCAACCCGTCCGACGACCTCATCTCGGTCAGCCTGACCGACGGCGACGGCGCCGAGGCGGTCACGTTCTCGGACTTCGCCGAGGGCATCGCGCCCCTCGCCTTCGAGATCGAGGCCACCTGGTCCGGCGAGAAGGCCAGCCTGTACCACGTCCTCCAGGCCAACTCGGGCCGCCCGGCCGTCGGGTTCGTCTACGGCCGCTTCGGCAACAGCGTCGCGTCCGCGGGCAAGCCGATCTTCACCGGCACGCTCTCGATCCCCGCGAAGTTCGGCTGGGAGGCCTCGGCGTCCGAGGCCGACGCGGACACGTTCAGCGTGACGCTCCAGGTCGAGTCCGGCACCTGGACGCACGTCTGACATGGCCGCCGCCTCCGCGTCGCTCCACGTGCAGGGCCTGAACAAGGTCGTGCGCCAGCTAGGAGACCTCGGCGTGGAGACGGCGGACATGAAGGCCGCGATGTCCAAGGGCTCGCGGATCCTCGCCGACTCGCTCCGCCGCGAGACGCCCAAGCGCTCCGGGCGCCTCGCGGCGAACGTCCGGCCCGGCGTGGCCAAGGCCCGCGCGGTCGCCCGGGTCGGCAACAACGGCCGCCTCGTCTACGGCGCGGTCCAGGCCTACGCCCGCAAGAGCCCCCACAGGGGCTACCAGCAGCGCGCGCTCAAGAACGCGAGCAAGGCCGCGTTCAACACCATCGCCCGCGAGCTCAACCGGCTCATCCACACGCACGGCTTCTGAAAGAAGGCAGCAACACATGGCAGACGCAAAGCGCACCGCAGACGACATCCAGACCCTCATCAAGAGGTCCACGCAGAAGCAGTGGCTCACCGCCCAGCAGGTCCTGGACATGTCCCGCAAGGAGCTCCTGGAGGACGACGGGGCCATGCAGGTCTTCATCGCCGTCCTCATCGGCGGCGGCACCTTCGAGCACTGGCTGAACGCGCCCCTGGAGGACCTGGAGGCGCACCTGAACCTCGCCGACGCCGAGGACGAGGGTGACGCGCCCGCCGCGTGACTTCGTCGGCCTGGAGGCCGACGACGACTGGTTCGAGCGGCAGGCCCAGTTCTGCCTCGCGACCGGCGTACAGCCCAGCGAGTACGCGGCCATGACCGACCGCCAGGTCGAGGTCTGGATCCGCGTCCACAACGAGAACACCAAGAAGCAGAACCGGAAGTAGGGAGGAGGAAGGCATGGCGAGCAACGTCATCTCGGTCGCGATCACCTCGCAGACCGGCGGGCTCAGGTCCGGGCTCAAGGGCGCGCAGGGGGCGCTCGGCTCGTTCGACGGCGCAGCCAAGCGGACCGCGATCGGCCTGGGCACGCTCGCCAAGGGCTTCGTCGCCTTCCGCGCCTTCTCCGCCCTGGCAGGGTCCGTCGGCGAGGCCAACCAGAGCGTCAAGCTCCAGGAGCAGCTGCTCGGCCAGACCAACGCCGTCCTCAAGTCCACGGGAGGCGCGGCCAACGTCACCGCCGACGGCGTGCTCGCCCTCTCGGACGCGATCGAGAAGAAGTCCCTGATCGACGCCGAGCAGATCCAGCTCGGCCAGAACGTCCTCCTCACGTTCACCAACGTCCGCAACGAGGTCGGCAAGGGCAACGACGTCTTCAACCAGGCGACGCAGGCCGCCGCCGACATGTCCACCGCCCTGGGCACCGACATGAAGGGCTCGTCGATCCTGCTCGGCAAGGCGCTCAACGACCCGATCAAGGGCATCTCCGCGCTGTCCCGCTCTGGCGTCAGCTTCACCGCCCAGCAGAAGGCCCAGATCAAGGCCATGGTCGAGGCGGGCGACACCATGGGCGCGCAGAAGCTCATCCTCGGCGAGCTGTCCAAGGAGTTCTCCGGCTCGGCCGCCGCCGCTGGCGACACCTACGCGGGCAAGGTCAAGCACCTCAAGGACATCTGGGACGGGTTCCTGGAGACGCTCATCAAGAAGGCCGTCCCGGTCCTGGTCAGGATCGTCGACTTCATGTCGGCGCACCTGCCCGGCGCGATCGCCAAGACCCAGGCGGCCTTCCAGTCCGTCAAGGGCGCCATCTCCGCGGTCGTCGGCTTCTTCGAGCAGCACTCGACCGCCATCAAGGTCACGGCCATCGCCATCACGGCCCTGTTCCTGCCCGCCATGATCCAGGCCACCGTCGCGTTCGTCGCGCAGCTCGCCACCACCATCGCCCTCAACGCCGCGTGGCTGGTCTACGGGGTCACGGTCAAGGGCATCAGCATCGTCACGAGGGCCGTGACGGGCGCGCAGTGGCTCCTGAACGCCGCGCTCTCCGCCAACCCCATCGGCCTGGTGATCGTCGGCCTGGTGGCCCTCGGCGCCGCCCTGGTGCTGCTCTGGAACAAGAGCGACACGTTCCGCTCGATCGTCACGGGCGCGTTCAACGCCGTGAAGTCGGCCGCCTCGGCCGTGGTCAACTTCGTCACCTCGAACTGGAAGACCATCGGCAAGGTCATCCTCGCGGCCACCGGCCCGGTCGGCGTCGCCATCGGCCTGATCATCAAGCACTTCGACAGGATCAAGGCGGGCGTCTCCGCGGTCATCGGCTTCTTCGCCGAGCTCGTCTCCGGCATCAAGGGCAAGATCTCGTCGGCGGTCAGCGCCGTCAAGGCGCTGCCGGACAAGATCACCGGGGTCTTCACGGGGGCCGCGACGCTGCTCAAGACGGTCGGCGGCCAGATCATCGACGGCCTCGTCCAGGGCATCCAGGACGCGGCGCACAAGGTCACCGACGCCGTCAAGGCGATCGCCGACAAGGTCAAGAGCGGCATCAAGGGCGCGCTCTCCATCTTCTCGCCGTCGCGCGTCACCCGCGAGCTCGGCCGCTACGTCTCCGAGGGCCTCGCGCTCGGCATCACGCTGGGCACCCCGGACGTCATCGACGCCGTCAAGCGGCAGGGCGTGAAGACCAAGAAGGAGCTCCTCCAGCAGAGCAAGGACATCACCAAGGGCCTGCTCGCCGCCTCCAGGGAGCGCCTCGACGCGCTGAGGGCGCAGCGCGCCGAGTACGCCGCCGCCGTCACCGAGTCGGCCCGCTCCTTCGCCGCCCTGTCCAACCTCCAGCTCGGCGAGAACGAGAGCCTCTCCGCGGGCGGCGTCGCCCAGTACCTGACCGACCGCCTCGCCGCGATCCGCAACTTCAACGCGCAGCTCGCCAACCTCCGCGCCAGGGGCGTCAGCGACGACCTCTACAACCAGATCGTCACCATGGGCGTCGAGCAGGGCACCGGCTACGCGCAGGCCATCGGCAACGCGTCCCCCGCCGCGATCGCGCAGCTCAACAGCCTGCAGGCGCAGATCACGGGCGCCTCGGCGGCCCTCGGGGCCAACACGGCCGGCGCGCTGTACAACTCGGGCGTCCAGGCGGCGCAGGGCTTCCACGACGGCCTCCAGTCCTCGCTGGACAAGATCGAGAGGGCCGGGCTCAAGATCAGCAAGGCGCTGGTCAAGGCGCTCAAGAAGGCCCTCGGCATCAGGAGCCCGTCGCGCGTGCTCAAGAAGATCGGCAGGCAGTCGGTCGCGGGCCTGGAGCTCGGCCTGGACACCAAGGCAATCTCCGCCCGCGGCGCCGACCTCTCAAGGGCCCTCGTGTCGGGCTACTCCACCCCGACCCTCGGCGCCGAGTTCGCCGCAGGCCACCAGGCCGAGGCCGTCCTCTCGGCCAAGGCGGGCTCGGCCGACACGTACAACATCACCGTCCAGCTCGACGCGGGCATGACCGTCGAGCAGCGGGGCGTCGAGATCCAGAGGTCGATCGACGCCGCCAAGCGGGTCGGGCTGGTGCGCGCATGAGCGCCCACGTGAACGGCCTCGCCCGCCTGGAGGTCGACGCCTCGGACGCCATCAACCAGGTCACCAACCACTCGGGCGACGGCGGCACCACCGGCTGGGTGTCGACAGGGGGCAGCGGGGCGCTCGTCGTCTCGACCCAGTTCGAGGGGGGCAACTCCCTGCGCGTGGGCGACGACCGCTCGCCCACGACGACGCAGCGCAAGACCGGCATCTCCTCGACGAGCATCCCGACCGCGCCCGGCATCTGGGTGAACTTCGAGACGCAGACGGTCGGCACCCTCTACGACGTGGCCGTCCGCGACGGCTTCTCCATGTCCGTCACCTTCCTCGACTCGGCCTCCAACGTCATCGGCACCGTGAAGCGCACGCAGCGGATGGCCTACCCGCCGTCCGGCTCGTGGGCCACCCAGAAGTTCGGGGCGCCGGTCCAGGCCCCGGCTGGCGCGGCTTTCTACCGCGTCGCCATCGGCCTGGAGACGCCCACGCCGTGGACCAGCTCCTACAACATGCTGCTGTTCGCCCGCAGGTGGATGGTCGTCTCCTCCCCCACCCAGATCCTCGTGCTCGACGTCCCGTTCACGACCGAGCCGGTCTGGCAGAACATGCTCGGCAAGTCATACAGCATCAAGACCGCTAGCGGCATGGACGTCGACGGCGTCACCGACCGCCCGTTCACCGGCTCCCTCTCGGCCGTGCTGTCCGACCCGCTGTTCGACCCGGTCAACAACCCGCGCATGCGCCCCGGCCGCAAGATCCGCCTCATGGCCGTGGACCAGCTCAGCGGGCAGCCGTTCGAGCTGTGGTCGGGCCGCATCGCCACCCTCGACAACTCCTACGCGGGCGGGCGCCTCCGCACGTCGATCACCGCCACCGACGCCATCGCCGAGCTTGCGAACGTCCCGGTGCCCCGCGGCGTCTCCGGCACGTTCGGGGTCCGCGTCCAGGCGATCATGAACCAGACAGCCGTCCCGTACGTCGTCGTGGACCCCTCCGCCGCGCTGCCGAGCGCGGTCATCGACAACCAGGACAACGCCTCCGCGCTCGACCAGCTCGTCTGGGCGCGCAACTCCATGCGGGGCACCTTCTACGTCGGCCCCTCCGGCAAGATCCACGCCTTCGCGGCGGGTCAGCTCAGCACCAGCGCCTACCTGACATTCAGCGACTCCAAGGCCGACGCGGGGGCCATCTACTACACCGACGTCGACTGCAACTTCGGCTCGCAGGCCCTCGTCAACCAGCTCATGGTCCAGCGCCACAACGTGGACGAGACCGAGGACGGCGGCCAGAAGACCTACGGCCCGTACACGAACTCCGCGTCGGTCGCGTCCTGGGGCGTGCGCAGCGCGACCCTCGACGTCAACGACGGCGTGCCGTCCACGCTGGCCGCGGCGGCGCTCGCCGTTTACGCCAACCCGTCGATCTTCGCCTCCGGCCTGAGGTTCAACGCCCGCGACCACTTCGACAAGCTCGGCTCGCTCATCCCGTTCGCTCCCGTCAACGTCAAGTTCTCCAAGGCGGGCCTGGACACCAAGTACCGGGTCCTGAGCATCGAGCACGACATCACGCCCGAGCGCTGGGAGACCGCCGTCAAGTTCCGCCCGATGGAGACCCCGTCCAGCGTGTCGGTCACCAACCCGCCAGCGGGCGCGAACACCGGCCCGACCGACGTCACGCCGCCCCAGCCGGGGATCCTCGGGTCCCGCTACCGCAACGCCAACTTCGATGTCGCGAGCGGCTCGATGGTGACCATCCCGTACAACGTCGCCGACGAGATGGACGGCATCGCGTGGGACGGCGCCAACAACCGCTGGGTGATCCCGCGGGACGGCCGGTACTCGATCCACGCGACGGCCCGCAACTCGCAGGGCTCCGGCGTCATCACCGTCATCCAGATCAACGTCAATGGCAACGGCGTCGCCCGGTCCCACGAGCTAATCCTCGCCGGGACAGACCGGACCGACCAGGTGAGCGCGATCAAGAAGCTGGCGGCCGGGGACGTGGTGTCCGCGTCGTTCCTGCCCTCGGGCGGCAACGGCGCGCAGATCAGGGGCGACGGCTCCCGCGACACGCGCTTCACCATCGCGTACCTGGGGGCCTGATGGCCGGCCTCCTCACCCTCCTCGCGATCCTCGCCGGGACCGCCACCTTCATGCTCCTGACCCGCTGGGAGCGGCACTGATGTGCCGCGTCGAGGGCTGCCACGGGCCGCGCGGCTCGACCGGCCTGTGCCCCGACCACTACGCCGAGGACCTCGCGCGCAGGGCGCTCGCTAGGTTCGGCCCGAGGAAGCCGACTTGGCCGGGGCCGGCCGAGGGGCCGGGGCGTCAGGCGGCCGCCCCCGGCCCGCCGCCGACAAGGCCTGAGTGCTCGGCCGAGGAATGCAACCGAGAGGCCAAGTCCCGCGGGATGTGCTCGAAGCACTGGCAGCGGGACCGCATCTCCGGCCTGCCGCCCTGCGCGATCGACGGCTGCGAGAGGAACCAGCTCGCGAGGAGCCTGTGCGGCACGCACTACAGCCGGCTCCGCAAGGCGACCCCCTAGACCGCCCGACCCGGGGCCGCCTTCACCCCGGGTCGGGTCCCCTCTCGGCCCTCGCCGCCGCCCGACGCCGTTTCTTGGCTGCCCGCTTCCTCACTCTCTCGAAGAGGCGGAACGCAAGCATGCCGAGGACGAGGTACGCGCCGAGTATCGACACATACCCACCGATCAAGAGCGCCCACTCAGCGGACTCGCGGTACCTCAAGGTTGTATCGGACTCGCCTCGCAGGGACTCCGCGGAGATAATGGCGGCCGCTCCTAGGAGGACCAGCACAAAGCCCAATCGGAGGCCGTGGCGGGTCCAGCGAGACTGCTGGTCGATGCGGTAACGCCTCGCGTTGTGTTCGATCTCTTCCGATATGACGGTGCGGGCGGGATGCCCCTCGGGGAGGGAGTCGAGGGTCCTGGTCTGATCGCGCATCTCGCGAAGGTGCCTGTTGCCAGACAAGAACGACGCAGCCAGCGGGATCGCAACCGCAACGAGCGAGATCGCGGGCGCGACGAGGTCAGTATCCATGGCGGGAGCCTAGCGACGGTGCGCGTCAGTTTGTCCCGCCCACTTCGGACTTCACCACCTGAACTGGTCCACCAGCCTGCCAGACAAGTACCGAGCCCTCCGCCACGACGAGGACAGCCGCTCCTTGTTGCCCGGGATCTCGATAGTCGCGACGAGCTGATCGCCGGCCCGGTGGTGCCACATGTGGCCGACGCCGTCCGTAAAGAAGACGGCCGGTCGGATCCGTACCTCCGACCACCCCTCGGGGAGCTCAAAAGCCACGTTCACCAGCTTCTCGTCGCCCGGGACCATGTAGTCAGCGACTCGCGCCTGGCTGTATCGGAGCTCGGTGCCGGTCGCCCCGAAGAGCATCACGGACACGTCGGAGATCATCTCGGCGCTGCCGTTGACTACCTCCACCCACAGAGTGGCGACATCGATGCTCACGCTGAGGACGTCGCCGCCGTACGGGCCCTCTTCGATCGTCGCCAGGTTCTTCTCGACTAAGACCTCACCCGCCGTCTGCTCGACCCGGGTTCCGGCGGCGTGGCGCTGAGCCGGCCCGTACTTCGGGACGGCATACACAAGCCTCGGCTGCTCCTTGCGCTTGTCGGCGACGCTGCGCCGGTAGATGAACACGGTCCAGATGAACGCGATGACCGCGGCGAGCACGGTCAGCCACTGGGGCAGCGTCCCGCCGTGCCACGTCGCGGGGCCAGCGTCGGGCCTCGGGCTGTGGGCGGCGAGGTGTGAGAGCACGGCGCGAGCCTAGCGGCGGCTCCGGTCAACATCCCTATTTCGGCCGGCTCGTACACCCGCAGAGGCCTGATCTTCCCTCTAAAGCCAGGGTTTTCGAAGGGGTCGCGTTTTCGGGGAGGCCGTCAGAACGGCGATAAAATTGTGCTATCAACCAACCGACATGAAGGCACCGCATGAACACGAACCAGCACCAGAACACCGACCCGCACGAGAGCCCGTCCGTCCACTGGATGACCTTCGCCGAGGCCGCCGCCGAGCTTGGCCAGACCCGGGTGAACCTCTACCAGGCCAGCAACAACCTGCCGCTGCCCTCGGCGCGGATCGGGTCCACGCGCGTCATCAACCGGCAGTTCATCGCGATCGCCAAGGAGCACAGCCGCAGGCGCGGCGATCGCAACGAGGTCGACTGGGCCGCGGCCATCGCCGAGTACCTGGACGCAGCATGAGCGCCGACCAGATCCACGACTGGGTCATCGACTCGCTCGGACCCTACGGCCCCTTCATCGCCACCGTCGAGCAGCTCGCCAAGTCGCAGAAGCGCGACATCGACATGTCAGCGGCGTACCGATGGATCAGCGAGATGCCCGACGACGTGTACGACGCGATGACCCAGGCGATGAGCTCGTGATCACCGCCACCGCGATCGGCCTCGCGCTGACGCTCTGGGCCAAGGGCACCGCCCTCCAGGCCGTCCGCCGCAGGCTCGACGCCGAGTACGCCCAGAAGTTCGCAACCATCGAGAGGACCGCATGACCACCGCGCCACAGATCGAGAAGCCCAGCTGGGAGGAGCTCCACCGGCTCGCCACCCACGGCAGGGTCCGCCCGCCCGAGCCCGCCCGCCTCGTCGGCCACCGGCTGCGCACCGAGCCGTCCGCCAGCCAGACCGGCGCGGCCTCCGAGCCGCTCAACCGCCGCACCGAGGACGGCTTCGCGGTCGACTTCGTCACCTACTGCGCCGGCCGCATCGCCTACATCGCCGAGCTGGGCAGCTGGTACGCGTGGGACGGCCACGTGTGGGCCAAGGACGCGAACGCCGCCATGGCGTCGGAGCTCGCCCGCGACTACGTCCGCGAGGTCTACCAGGAGAGCGCGCACCTCGCGACCGCCGACAAGGTCCCAGCCGCGATGACCAGGCGGCTGAACTCCAACGCGGGCGTCGTTTCCCTGCTCCAGCTCGCCCAGCGCGACCCCCGCGTGGCGGCCAGCGTCGACCAGTTCGACCAGGAGCGCGAGGAGCTCAACACCCCGGAGGGCGTCGTCGACCTGCGGACCGGCGAGGTGTCGGCGCCCGACCCGTCACGCCTCGTCATGAGGTCAACAACCGTGGCACCCGACTGGGACTGCCCAACCACCAAGTTCGACCGCTTCATGGCCGAGACGTTCGCCGGCCAGCCCGAGCTCGGCGAGTACGCGCTCAACATGCTCGGCATCTCGCTGCTGGCCGGCCAGGACACCCAGACCTTCGTGCTCAACTACGGCGAGCCCGCCAGCGGCAAGTCAACGCTCATGAAGCTCGCGCAGATGATCCTGGGCAAGGGCGACGGCGGCTACTCCATCACCTGCGACCACCGCATGTTCGAGAAGTCGAACAACGAGCGCCACGCCACCGAGATCGCCAAGCTCGCGGGCGCCCGCATGGTCGTCACCAGCGAGATCGCCGAGGGCAAGCAGCTCGACGCCGACAAGTTCAAGATGCTCGTCAGCGGCGACCGGCTCTCGGCCCGCTTCATGCACAAGGACGAGTTCGAGTTCGACCCGGTGTTCACCCTCTGGGTCATGTCCAACCACAGGGCCAAGGCGCCCTCGAACGAGGGCGCGTTCTGGCGCCGGGTCAAGGTCCTGCGCTACCCGCACTCGGTCGACGAGTCAAACCGCATCGACAAGCTCGAGCAGGCCATCTACGACGACGAGGCGCCCGGCGTGCTCGCCGACCTCATCGACCGGACGCGCGCCTTCCTCGAGGACGGCCTGTGGGTGCCGGCCGCGGTGCTGGAGGAGACCAGGGCGCACCGCGTCGACAACGACACCGTCGGCGGCTGGGTCGAGGACGAGGTGCGCAGGTCGGACGAGGGCTTCGTCGGCACGACCGACCTGTACCGCTCGTACCAGGCATGGTGCAAGCTGCACAGCGCGCCGTGGGTCGAGCGCTCAGCGTTCCGCAAGGCGCTGATCGAGGAGGGCTTCGTCGCGAAGGACACGGCGAGCTCGCGCGGGTTCAGGGGGCTCACGCTCGGGTCGACGGCCCTCTCGCCCTACTGATCGACCCGTCAAGAAGGCCCCGACCGATGGTCGGGGCCTCTTGCGTTGCGCTTGTTGCAGCTCGATTGCGTTCGTGTCATGCCATATGGGCTGGAATCGCAGTCGGATTGCAGTAATTGCACTTTTTCTAGATGAACCCCTCAGGAGTAGCTGTTATGACATATGGGATGGATAACCCCGTCCAGAAGCGCAATCTCCGCAACAGATGACGAGGGGCACCGACCACGACTGATCGATGCCCCTCTGATGTGACGGGTTCAACTGCGGATCGTGCGACTCACCCCGCACTCGTCGAGGAACGACATCGCGGACGGGATCGAGTCGAACGTGAACACGGACGGTTCGAGGTCCTCGACGTTGTGGTGCGTGACCGTCCAGACCCCGTCGACTCTCGCGAACTCGAAGGGTCCGGTCTCGTCGGGGAAGGTGGCGAAGGGGATCGCGGTGAGTGCCATGGGTTGCTCCTGGGTGGGTGTTGTCGTTAGGTCAATACTGTCGCGGATCTGGCCTCACAGGAGCCTCACAAGGTACCCAACTTCAGCCGCGATGTGCACTGCAATGACGGGAAAAGTTTTACAAGGCGAACCCTTCCCGCGGGGCTTCAGGTCGGCAAGACTCTAAGAGCCAGCCGATCGGCTGGCGTCACCTAACGAAGGATTCACATGACCACCATCAGCGCCGCCGACCTCATCGAGGTCACGATCCTGGACGCCCGCATCGACGGCTTCACCAGGCAGTGGGCCGGGACCGCCGACAGCCGCCGCATGACCACCGCCGTCGGAAAGCTGCGCCAGGCCGTCGCGATGTGGCAGGGGGCCACGCGCCGCGACGAGGGCTTCGCCACCGACCCCGACAACCCCAAGCTCGTCGTGGAGATCCGTGACCACCGCACCCGCGAGGGCTACGTGACCACGGCCTTCGAGACTGAGCTCTCCGACCTCTCCGAGCTGCTGGATGAGGCCGCCCACCGCACCGACCTCGTGATCGACTAACGGGTGTCCAGCTGACACGAGTAGCAGCCATCGACGAGAGCCCCGGCAGTCTGAGTGCCGGGGCTTCGTCATTCCCACGGGGTCAGACAACTTCCTTTTGACCCCACGGCGAGTCGTACCCGTCGCGGAGCAGGTCGAGGAACGGGACGGCGTCGAACGCCTCCGGACCGAGCACCCCGGCACCCGACCAGACGCCGGTCGCGAGCAGCTCGAGCGCCACGACCG